CCCCAACTGTAGTTCAGGCCCGGAGTGATCTTGAACTTACCAAGGTCTGCTTCAGTGTAAGCCCGTGCTTTGAAGTTGCTGTCAGTGGTGCCAGAGAGTTCTGCAAAAGCAGATACGCCTCCCCCGCTGACACCAGTACCGAGAGCGATAATAGTCTCGTCTTCAAAGGTGGTGCCAATCTCAACATAGGTGTTCTGTGGAGAGGCAGTATAAACCTGATCCACCTGTGCTACTGCTACACCGGCCAGTGCAACAGCGATAATGCCGGAAGTTAGAAACTGTTTCATTTTTTCCTCTTATTATAATTATAAACGAGTGGGGGCCGAAGCCCCCTTCTGTTCCAAGGCCCCTCGTAGGCCCGTCTGTTATGCCGCAAGGGCTACAGAAGGTGCAACATAATTGTTAGCACTTATCAAGGTTGGCTCTTACGGAGCCACTCGGTTGCCTCATTATAGCGTCTAGTACCAGTCGATCCTAGTTCACCCCCATAGTTGGTGGAGGTGCGGGGTACTGCCCCCCGGTCCTGCTTACTGTCTTCTACAAATCAACGGCGAACAACTAGACCAGCGTAAGGGTCTTATTTCCCTTGGGGGTGGTCCCTGTTTCTGCGTAGATGGAGAGTGCTTCTGACCAAGTGCCGGGACCTAAATCATTTAGGTACTTGAGCAGAGTCTTCTTCCTGATCCTGACTGGCACTCTAACAGCAGCGTTAAGGCTAACCCTGCCGTAGATCATATCAGCACCTTCTACAAGCTTCTTAAACTCTTTCAGGTTGTATGCTTTCATAGGCTATCCAGTGGTGTGTACAGATCATAGAGGCTGTCCATGTAGTTCATGTTGCCCTCATACCCGTCTATCATAGCGTTGAAGCCTGCACAACCATTCTCTTCGATGTAGCCCTTGGCTTGCAGGAATGCCTCAAAGAACTGTCGCTTCTGTACCTCTATGACAGTCTCTTCGCTAAACTCGTCTTGAGAAGAGGTCATAATGGTAAGCAGAGCGCCCAGAAAGGCTGGTGTAGCCTCTGGGTCCAACTCTCCGCACTGAGCGATATGGGCCGCTGTGAGCGCTCCTATGTCCTTAGTATCGCTCATAGCCTTTTGGATAGGCTCTTCAGCTAAGGCCACACCGGGGGCTGATAGGGCTAACCCCAACAAAAAATACTTCACAATATGTCCTTACCTTGTAGCCTGTTGATCTCCATCTCAGCGTAACGCTGTACTTTACGGAGGTCGGTTATCCGGCTCTCTGTTTCGTCCTGTCCCGGGTATAGCTTACTGCCCGCTCGACATGCGTATTTAACCATATTCCCAACTTCAAACGATAGGCGGTTGGTCATAATGAATGTAACAGGTTCTATTTTGTACTGCGTGTAGTGCGGAGGGTGCTTTACAATGCTGGCCTCCGTCTCTAAATCTTTTCCTGCATAAAGATCGAAATCCACTGCCGACATACTTCACTCCTAACAACATCATCTATTGTAAACTCAATGACAGGTACAGACACGTCATACTTTCTACTGAGGTAGACGATCTTAGCTAGACCGTTGGCCTCTTTGAGGTCTGACTGTTGTACGTCACCATTCAGGACGATCTTAGACCCCTCTGCCACCCGTGTCAATAACATCTTGATCTCATGGGTAGTTATATTCTGGGCCTCGTCTACAATGATGAAGGAGTTCTCAAAGCTCCTGCCCCTCATTAAGGCTAAGGGGGCTATCTCGATGTTACCGTTCTTTAGTGCGGTATCGAGAACCCCCTTGCCCATCCATTGCTCTAGGACATCCAGAGTAGGCATTGCCCAAGGTGTAGCCTTATCTAGGACACCACCGGGCAAAAACCCTATGTCTTTCCCGACAGAGACGTGAGGTCTGGTTATGACAATCTTGTCTATGTCTTTGTCGAGATACATCTGTGCAGCAAATGAGGCTGCTATGTAAGTCTTACCCGTCCCCGCTGGACCCAGAACTATCGTCTGTGGACTGGTCTTTAGGGCGTTTAGGTACAGCTTTTGTCTTTCTGTCTTTGGTTGTAGTGGTGGCCTTTTTGGTGCTTGCGGTTGCTGCTTCTTTTGTGACTTCCGTCCAACCGTTCTCGTCATGTCGAATTAGTTTCGCTTCTTTCACGGGTATATGGAAGAATAGTTCGCCGGGTCGGATATTCGGACCATAGGCTTGCTTAAGCCTGTCCGAGGTTAGTTGTTCGCCTTTGACGATCCAGCATTCTTTGCAGTCACCACGAAATACGAAGAACGTGATTGTTGCGTGTTTCTGTAGGAGCCGTGCCTTCCGCCCCGGAATGCGGAGGTCTTCCCAATCTTTCGGCCATTCTTCCTTCCAAGAGGCTTTAACTTCGGCTTCACTGTAGAACGTCTCCTTATCCTTGATGGATACAACATCAGCGTAGTAGTTTTCCTTGATCCGCTTGATAGTATGACCTTCCTGCTCAAGGTAGCTGACTAGGGCGTCCTTAGTGGGTACGTCATACTTATCGTACAGGTCTTTCTCGAATGGCTTATAAGTCATGTTTCTGGACTCCTTCGTAGCCTCCTAGATACTGGCCCTCATGGGTCCAGACTTGCGGCACTGTACTATAGCCTGCTTGCTTTAACAAGTACCTGATCCACTGATTTTTGTACTCAGTGATGTCAAACTCGTCATACAATACTTCATGGAGGTCTAGGTGTTCCTTGACTGCATGACAGGAGGGGCAGTTAGGTTGGGTGATAACGGTCCAAGCCATCAATCATTCTCCATCAGGGCTTTCCAAGAGACAGGAAACAGGTTCACCATTTCCTCAGCAATCTGGATTGCCACCTCTCGGGTTTCGGTTTGACTGTCAGGCCCGAGCCTCAGCTTACACATGTCAGCAAAGGCGTCAAGGCTACCAGACCACCACCAGCTAGTCATCATGGACTGTGGCAGCATCATACGAGCCTGCTCTGGTGCTACACCATAGGCCAGCATATACTCGTACATCTTCAGCACACGGTCCATGATCTCAACGTACTGTTGCTGCATGAACTGCTGGTGTTCCTTCTCGAAAGCCTCACCAGAGCCTTGCTTCTTGTTCTCTGGCCGCTGACGCCAGTGATCAGGGCTGTAGATGTCAGGCTCATTGTCAACGTACCTACGGCTCACCTCGTTCCAGCGCAAGAACTTATGCTTCACCAGTTGACGGGCTACAAACACAGGAGCATCCACCTTGAAGGTCACGAAGGCATGACCGAAGGGTGAGGTGTGCTTGTGCTTGGCGAGGTAGTGGATCAGCTTCTCATCTTTGTCGGAAAGAGACGAGGACTCCTTATCAAAAGAAACCCTCGCCGAGTTTACTACCGACAGATCACTACCACAGTGATGCTTTAGGACTACGTTAATCATGTCAGGTCTACGATCTCACAGCTATCTGCGCTACAGGCCAGAGACTGCATGCCCGTAGTATTGTCTTCTACTTCATACTCTCCTAGCTGATTCCAGTCAAGAGAGGAAGGGAAGTCTTTTGCCAAAGCCTCATAGTCTTCCTTGCTGCACTCTTGGTAGGGGGCCTGCTGGTAGACATGATCAGAGTGTGGCAGGAAGGACACACCAGACATCTCGTCAAAGTGCTTGTAGACAAAGGCACCTACTTCCAGCCACTCGTCATCCTTGACGGTGATGGTCACAGACGGCTTGTGTTCACACCAGTGACGCTGATACATCAGCCATGTCTCAAGCTGCTCTACAGCCGTCATGTCGTTACGAGTGATACAGTTGTCAGGGGCCTTTACCGGGAAGCTGAAGACAGTTGTGGTGTCAGGCTTCATCACACAAGGCTCAGACGGCACACCAGCGTCCTGCATGAACTTGGTCAGAGGGTCTTTGTTGTCGCCCCTTACAGTGCGGACATAGTATTGGGAATGCCGAGCATGAATACCAGAGGCACTATCCACAAGCTGAGAGACCGTCCCAGACGGTTTAACACAGGTGATGGCTGCTGAGTGAGGAATGCCAAGACGGTCGGCCCACTCTGCATTAGTGCTAACTGCGACATCTCGTAAATGTTCAAGGGTCTTCTCCAGTCCAGCGTTCTTGCTGGTCATCAGCGGGTTGTCCATAATTCCCGTGAGGGATACACCAAGCAGACGCTCTTCCTCTGTGTTCTTCTTCCAGACCTTACGCAGGTATGGGAAGTCAGTGTACTTGGACTGGATGGTGCCAAGGATTGTAGCAATCCGTACCTTGTTCTTCAGGGTGTCGATGGTGTCAGTAGCCCGTACTACAACCTCGGTCAGGTTGCAGAACTGATACGGGCGCAAGATGATCTCTGAGCAGGGGTTAGTACCAAATTCCCACTCTGGGTCTCGGCGACCGTTCTTGGCTGCTTGGTTCTTGGAAGCCTGCCGGTTGAAGATACCACGCTCGCCGGACTTGGACTCGATCAGAGACTGCCACTCTTTCATAAAGAGTTCTACGTCTGGCTTCTCGGTGTAGGCCACAGAGTTATTAGCCAAGGCACGTTGGCCCTCATTTTCCCACCACTGGCCCGACTTGGCATTGCGCATGCGGTCATCAGACAGGTTGGACAGGCTGATCATAGCAGAGCGACGAACGCCACCCACCACCACGACTTGACCTATCTTACACATCAGGTCGTGACACTCAAGCGAGTTCAGCTTCCGGCCAGCAGCCTTCTTGAAGGTAGCCACAGCGAAGTTGAACAGGTCCACCAGAGGCGCAGGACCACTGGCACGGCCACCGAAGGTCTTCAGGCGTGCGCCAGAGGGACGCACTTTAGAGACATCCCACTTAGGGATTTCTCCAGCCCACAAGAGAGATAGCACTTGACGGAACGCCTTGGCCCAACCCTCTTTGCTGTCCTTGACCACAACCGTAGTCTCAGAGTCAAACAGGCTCTCTGGCACCTCTGGCAGCTTGGAGATGTACTGACGCTCCACAGAGAAGCCTACACCCGTGCCACAGAGCAGGATGAACATAGCCTCATCAAAGCTCTTAGGGTCGTCTACAGGGAGATAGCTACAGTTATAGCCGGAGGTGTTGTCCCGTGTTAAAGCAGGTCCAGCCGTCATCATGGCCCGCATAGACGGCATGACTTCAAGGTTCAGGATAGCCTCTTCGATCTCGAAGGACTCAGGGCCACTGATCTTGACCACGTTTTCCATGTAACGTGAGACAGTCTCAGACCATGTTTCTCGACGGCCTTCGTTTTCGAGCCAACGAGCATATCGGGACTTAGCAATGAACTGCTGATAAGGTGTCGGTAGGTGGTTATCCATTGAACAGGGCTTTCTTGTTTACGTTTGGGAGAGCTTAGACTACTTACTAAAGTTAGTCAAACAGATCATCCAGTTTTGGCGGTTGGTAGTTAGGGCCTTTGAGTACCTTGCCGTCTTCTCGCTTTAGTGGCTTACCGTCCAGCAGCTTGCTCATGTTGGAAGCATGCACACGGTTAAACACAACATCTAGTGGCAACCCAAAGGTTACGGCTGCACCGTACACTACATAAAGTAGGTCTGCAAGTTCTTTTGTCAAGGCAGCTTTGTCTAGCTCATCTGCCTCAAACTCTGCTATGACCTCCTCGGCCTCTTCCGAGATCAACTCTGCCCTCAGCTTTAGGAGAGAGGGGGTAGGGTCTACACCTACTGGCTGCTCCATTGCCCGAGTGAAGGTTCCTACTTTGTCGCTCTTAGTTATCGGCGGCATCA